TCGACTGCTGACTCACACTATTATAATGCTGATGTTTGGAAAGACCGCGAGCTTTATAAAAGATTAGGTTGGTTAGGTAAGGGCAAACCAGACTACTTATCAGACGAGCTTCCTGTTTCTGTTGAGGAGATTGGCTACGAGCTATATCCAAAGAATGGTGAGCAGATGTTCGAATCTTACAAGAAATATTCAAAGGAGTGTGGTGTAGAGTATGATGACAATCTGGTCCTCAATTCAATTACGAAAACGCACCAGATTGCGCATGAACGCATTGAGGCGTTCTTGCCCGACAATACCGTTCGTCTGCCCGACTTCGTTGTCCCCGAGGGATCAACTGCTGGCCAAACCTTGGCAGCCCTCTGTGTTGAGGGTCTTTGGTCCCTTGACCTCCATACAAACCAGGAGTATGTGGATCGCCTCAAGCGTGAGGTTAGCGTTATCGAAGAAAGAGGTTTCTCCAAGTATTTCTTGACGATGAAATCTATTGCTGACGTTGCCGTTGATAAACAACTAGTCGGCGCCGGCAGAGGTTCTGCCGCTGGTTCACTAGTCGCGTATGTCCTTAACATCACACAAGTCGACCCTATCAAGTATGGACTTCAGTTCGAAAGATTCTTGACCAAGGGTGGATCTGGGTATCCAGATATTGACTATGATGTGTCTGACCCGATGGTTCTCAAAGAGGTTCTTATCGACCAGTGGGGCGACAACTCTGTGGTTCCTATCACCAACTGGAACACGCTTCAATTGCGCTCACTCATCAAGGACATCTCTAAGTTCTACGGTATTGAGTTTACTGAAGTGAACAATGTGACTAGTAAGATGGTTTATGAGGCAACACCTCGGGCCAAGGCAAAGCATGGTATCACGTCCGGCGTATACGCCCCTACGTTTGAGGAACTGATGGAGTTCTCGGAATCCTTGCAAGAGTTTCTCGTGAAGTATCCGCACATCAAGACTCACATTGAGAAGCTCTATGGACAAACCAGATCTGCTTCTCGCCATGCTGGTGGTGTTGTTGTGGGTGAAAACCTAGACCAGTGGATGCCGCTTATCAACTCAGGAGGAGTTCGACAAACACCTTGGTCCGAGGGTATGAACGTAAGACACCTTGAGCCCATGGGTTTCATCAAGTTTGATATCCTGGGTCTTGCTTCTCTTCGTATGTTGGAAGGTGCTATCGAACGTATCCTCAAGCGACATCACGGAATGGAGAACCCTACGTTTGCGGACATCAAAGATTTTTATGACAAGAATCTACACCCAGAGAAGATTGACCTGAATGATAAAGAAGTCTGGCAGAACATCTTTCACAAGGGTAAGTGGGCAGGTATCTTCCAGTTTACAGAGACAGGCGCTCAGTCTTTCTGTAAGAATGCGAAGCCAGACAACATCATTGACTTGTCAGCTATCACATCTATCTATCGACCAGGCCCACTAGGTGCGGGAGTAGATAGAAAGTACATTGGAGCGAAGTCGAACCCCGAGGATGTGGAGTATGTCAACAAGCATATGCGAGAAGTAACAGAAGAAACATACGGTTTCCTTATTTTTCAGGAACAGATTGCTATGCTGGCTCACAAACTGGGCAAGGATTTATCTCTAGATGAAGGTAACAAACTTAGAAAACTACTTACTAAGAAGGGCACTGGTGAGGTCCAGGCTCAGAAAGACAAAATCTTTGACAAGTTCAACCGCGGATGCGTCGAGAAAGGAATGAAAGATTATGAAGCAAGAGAACTTTGGGAAACTTTTGAATACTTTTCAGGATATGGCTTCAACAAGTCACATGCTGTATCCTACTGTGTACTATCCTATCAGTGTGCTTATTTACTTAACTACTATCCATCCGAATGGCTAGCCGCGTTCTTGGATAAGGAGCCAGAGACAAGGAAAGAGAGGGCCATTGCAACAGCCAAGTCGCTTGGTTACAACGTGGAGCAACTCAATGTAAATACATCAGGTGTCGGCTGGGAAATCAGTGATGATGGAAAGACTTTGATTCAGCCCCTGTCCTCTATCAAAGGCTTGGGCATCAAAGCTATCGAGCAAATCATTGAAAATCGCCCCTTTGAGAATGTTGAGGAGTTCTTGTTCCATGAAAACATTACTTATTCCAAGTTAAACAAGAAGTCGATTTCAGCACTGTGTTTGTCGCAAGCACTGAACTGTTTGATGGATGACAGATTCTCGGGAATGAAGCATTTTTATTCTGCAATTGCAGAAGATCGCCCTAGAAAAGAAAAAAACCTCACAGAGAATATAGAGAGGTATGAACCGGAAGGTGATTTTTCCGAAGAGGAGAAGCTAGAGTATCTGGTTAACCTAACTGGTGTATTCCCGATCAATGCAGTTGTGACCCCTAGGGTTAGGCAAAAGCTGGATGAACTTTACATTCCGCCAATTTCAGAATTTGATCCAGAGCTTGGTGTGACTTGGTTTATTCCAAGAGAATGTAAATTAAAGAAGTCTAAGAATGGTAAGAACTTTTATGTTGTAAAGGTTATTGATGATAATAACGAGACAACAGTGATCAGATGTTGGGGCGTTGACCCTGAAAAAGACATCGTACATATCAATAGGCCCTACATGGCCAGGTTAAATTATAATCAGCAATGGGGCTTTTCCACATTTAGTATTAGAAAAATGTTTAAATTATTAGCGTAAAGGAGAAATAAAATGGCTAAATTAACAGGACTGTCCGCCAAGGTAATGGCGGATCAATACAAGAAAGTATTAGAAGAAAAGGGTTTTGCTTTTTTCGAAAATGGAGATTATAATCTCAATATCATCGGAGTTAGAAATGATTCTGGGGATGCATCTAGGTTTGACGACTTTATCAATGTTATCTACAAAGTAGGAGGGGATTGGATCTGTGATACCTACCCAGTTACTACAGAGCCAGGTCCAAATATTCTACGGAGACCATTAAAGGCAGTTGCCCACAAGGGAACAGCTATCCTAGTGCCTGGTCAATATAGGAGTACTTACAAGGTTGACTGGCACGGATCCAGCGCGAAGGGCCATATGGCGCTATGTCAGCGTGGAGGTCAGGTTAATGTGTGGAGAGACAACAATAGAGATTCAAAGCCGGATTATCACGGGCCGGAGGATAAAGGTTGGTACGGAATCAATATTCACAAACACAGAGGATCCGACGCGCGCGTGAACACTGGAGGCGCCTCTGCAGGATGTCAGGTATTTCAGAGCAGTAGGGATTTTGCAGAGTTCATGGAGACTTGCGATGAGTCCCGAGAAAAGTGGGGCAACAGCTTCACTTACACTCTATTGGAGGAAAAATGTCTTTGTTAGGAGAAAATATAGTGAGGGTGTATAAGACACACAACAAAGCAAAATCTCCAATCAGAGCGCACGCAACTGATGCTGGCATGGATTTCTTCTTTTGTCCCGCCGGCAATGTCGTTGCAAAAAGGATAGAGCCCGGCCAAAGCGTTTTATTGGAAACAGGAATCAAAATGGAAGTACCCCCCGACTGCATGCTGCAGATCATGAACAAGTCTGGTATAGCCAGTAAGAAACATCTGATTGCCGGTGCCTGTGTCGTTGATGAGGGGTACAACGGAGAGATCTTTGTTAACTTACACAATATTGGGGACGAAGTCCAGTTTGTGGAACCCGGACAAAAAGTCGCCCAGGGTGTGTTTGTAAGGATCGAAAAGCCTGCTCTGCGTTTCCTACAAGAAGATAATGTCTATGGCAGAGAAACGGCGCGCGGTACAGGCGCCCTCGGCTCGACTGGGGACAAGTGATGGGTAGTTTTTCGAGAAAAATAAAGAGAAAGCAGTTCGTCGAAGCCAGAAAGCAATTCATGAAAGACTTCAAGTCTTCCATGTCCGGTTTTAAGAAGCAAGTAATCTGTACAAAATGCGGTAGAGCCCCAAGGGAAGGGGAAAAGATCGACAATTGGCACGTTGATAAATATTCGGAAAAGATTGACTTAATATGTACGGAATGTTACACTGAAAAAGAAAGCGAGGAAACAAATGAAAACAGCACTGAGCTTTGATGACGTTCTATTGGTCCCGAGGAAATCTGAGATAGAATCACGGAGAGATGTTTTTCTCTATAGTGAGTTGAAAGAAACATTTTTTGGCTTTAACTTGCCAATAATCTCATCACCGATGGATACTGTTACCGGTAAAAAAATGATAAATTCGATGAAAGATTATGGAGGTGTAGGCATCGCCCACAGGTATTGTTCTATAGAGGAGCAGGTCGATATGATTACTATAGAAGAACCAGCGAAAAGGCAGCGCCTTCATTTTCCAGATATGTGGTTCAAGGGCTCGCCACGCGGCTTGTGCGTGGAGTATCCGCAGCATCTTGAAGAACCATACACAAGTAGAACAACACCAGGCGCCGCTATCGGTGCCACAGGAGATTATCTTGAGCGCGCCCAAGAACTTGTTAAAGCGGGCTGTAATCTTATTTGTGTGGATGTGGCACATGGCCACCATGTTTCAGTAAGAGACGCCCTGAAGGCTCTAAAGGCCCAGTTCGGTGATGATGTTATTTTGATCGCTGGTAATGTAGCAACAGCGAAAGGTTTTAAGGATCTCAGTAAATGGGGCGCCGATGCAATTAGAGTTGGGATCGGCGGAGGATCAATCTGTTCTACTAGGTTGCAAACGGGACACGGAGTTCCGACACTACAATCTATAATTGATTGTGCAGAGAGTGGTTGCGATGCAAAGATTATTGCTGACGGGGGAATCCGAAATGCAGGAGACATTGTGAAAGCATATGCAGCAGGCGCCGACTTTGTAATGCTTGGCTCTATGCTGGCAGGAACAGAGCAAACACCAGGTCAAGTGTTTTCATCGCAGGACGGCAAAAAATATAAGGTTTACAGAGGAATGGCGTCTGTAGAGGCACAGGTAGACTGGAGAGGACAAGCAAGGTCTCTGGAGGGTATTTCAACGACAATCCCTTATAAAGGTTGTGCTGGAAAGATACTGCAAGACCTAGAACAGAACATCCGTTCAGGCTTGTCATACTCTGGTGCTGAGCACTTACCGGACCTTTATTGTAAATCGAAATTTATTAGGCAAACGCAAGCAGGAATGAGAGAAAGTTTTACTCACATCTTGACGAAATGAAAGAACACCAGCCAAATAAAGTTGTAAAGTTTGTTTTTAGTGCATATGAAAGACTTTCAGCAGACTTAAAGATAAGACTGAGGTATGACAATCTCAGTCAAACTAAGTTCTTTGCAGGAATAGTGAAACTTTATTTAGAAAATGATGAGGACATGGTAAGAGTCATATATAAGGTTAAGCAGAACGCTACAGCAATGGGCAGTAAAAAGCTGAACAGAACAAAGAACGATATAGAGAAAGGAAAACAAATCATGGAACAATTAGGCATCACAGAATCAGACAAGGAGAACATATTTGATATGATTGAAATGGACAAATTTGAGCATGAGTGAAGAGAAATGTAAATATTGTGGAGAAAACAAAGAAAGGTGCTGGATTGACTACCCAGAAGACAACAATTGTGTCAACGTTGCTGTGTCCAAACATGGCGCAATGACCTTGGATGAAATTTCAAAAAGACTCGGAATATCTTTAGTTAGAGTTTCTCAGATTGAAAAGCAAGCACTAAAGAAACTTTCCAAGAGAATAAAAATATGACTTTTAACTACAAACTTACTAATTATATTTGTATTAATACGGTAAATCGCTTTCAAAAAAGGAGAACATAAAATGAGTGATAACAAACTACTAGCAGAAAACACAATTAGACGCTTCATGAAGTTAGCTAACGTCGCCCCATTGGCAGATAACTTTATTTCAGAAAATCAGGATGAGGAAAATCTCGAAGAAGAGATCAACGAAGAAGAGGAAGTAGAACTAGAAGAGCAGCAAGCTGAGGAAGAGGACCCAGAAGAGGCGCCGGAAGAAGAACCAGACATGGAAATGGATATGGCCATGGGTGGTGCGGACGCCGAGCCTGAGCCTGATGCAATGGGTGCAGCAGATATGAGCCTCACGGAAGAGGAAGCTCGCGTACTTATCGACCTAGGCAAGAGACTCGAAGAGGCAATGGCCGGAGCAGAAGATGCCCCAGAAGATGGCCCAGAAGACGCTGCAGCGGAAGAGCCAGAGATGGAAGAAGAAGATCCAGCCATGGCTTACAGCATGGAAGAAGGACATGAAGACCTTGTACAAGAGGTCCTTAAGAGAGTCACAAAGAGACTTGTAACAGAAAAGCTTAAGAACTAATATTTTTTTGAAAGTTGTTTACTCTCCTTAATAAAAGCCCCAGACGCGTCTGGGGCTTTTTATTATTGACTTTGTTGACGCGTCGTGATATTATTTAAGAATGAATGAGATACAATTATATTCTTTTGTTATGTTTCTTGCTGGGGTCCTTTTGACCAAAGCAGTTTTTTATTTTGACCAAAAACATAAAGAAAAGAAATTTTATATCATAATGTCTGCGACAATATTGCAAGTGCTTGATTCTGTCCACTCTTCACACAAGGCAGTAATCGAATATGCTGTGGTAGGTTTGAAAAAGATAGAAACATTAGAAGAAACCGAAATCTCCGAGTATTTAGAGAAGGAGAGTAACAAGGTTGAGGTGTTTATGGAGCTTTATACTTTGCTTCTCATAAAAGCTGTACCGCAAAGAGGAAGGAAGTATATATCTTTTAGATCATGGCCAGAAGCGAACTCTCTGATTCAACAGTTGAGGAGTTTTACAGAAAATGCCGAGGATAAAAGCTAATTATTGGAAAGTGGAAGAATCTAAATATAAGATGCAACTAAAAACTAGAGTAGAACAAGAGAAGATAGAAAAGGTCTTAAAGGGTTGGGCATGTGTGTCATACGGCTATGTACCAAACACTAGAGAAGACATATATATATTTGAAAAAAATTTTAACTCAGAGTTTGACTGGACAAGTTTTTTAAAATCCGATACAGTTAATGAGTTCATAGAAATGAAAGAGATATTGAATGAGTAAAAGAATTTCCGGACAACCAAAAAAGAAAAAAACAAAAAAAGACAAAAAGCTTGATCCCAAACAGGACGACAAGCAGATTGTAATAGTCAATAATATTCAGCCACCATCTAATCCAGAGCCTGAGCTTAGAACAATCAATCTATACGGCGATATAACAGAGCATAAAGGTGCAGATGTTGTTGCTGCTTTGTTGTATCTTGAAAACACATCGCACACTCCGATATTGGAAGACCCCACGGACCCAGAATCCACGCCCATGGTTGTAGCTCGCTCCATCGCCATGATGATTTCGACACATGGCGGCGCCGCATCAGATATGTTTTCAATCCTAGATATTATGGACATGGTTAAACAAAGGACGTGTGATGTTGAGACATTTGGTATCGGTAAGGTCATGTCTGCTGGAGTACCGATTTTAGCTGCCGGCTCCAAAGGAAAGAGAAAGGTGGGCCGCAACTGCCGGATCATGTTACACAATGTAATGGCTGGTTCTCACGGTACTATCTTCTCCATGGAGAATGAACTAGAAGAGATTAAATGGGTCCAAGAGAGGTACATAGAGACACTAGCGAATTATACAAAGTTGACTCCATCTAAAATAAAGAAGCTTTTAAAGACCCAGAAGGATGTTTATATCTCAGCTGAGGAAGCAATTAAAATGGGTATTGCTGACGAAATTATCTAATTATACAAAGGAGTTTTATTATGTCGTGGCACGAAGAATTTTTATCAGAGAACAACAAGAAACCTACCATATCAACAATGGGGGATCTTTTCAAACTTATTGAAGAGGTTTATGAAGTAGAGAAGGGCACTCTCTTCAAAGAAGCAAAGAGTGAGCTTCAAGTCCTAAAAGAGCAGTTTCT